TAGGCGGCGGTTCGGCCTAATCCATATGCGTCTTGTATCGAATTATCAAGTTGTGCTGCTCCGAAGAATCCCACCGAGTGGTTATACGGGGATTCGTCAACTGTAGCGGTATCACCGTCACTCCCATTGAACGGAAGCAGAAGAGCTACATTCGCGTAAAACGGATCTGCCAGACCGGTCGATCCTTGAGCCAATAAGATATTGGTAAACCCAGACATGTTATGCGAATGTTACGCCGGACCCATTAATAAGCCAAGTATCAACACCAGGTGAACCAATTTCAACAAAGTATAGCGTTGCTTGAGTTGGATTATCGAGTGTTAGAATTGCTGCTTGCGGTGAACCAACAAACGGCGAACCAGCCCCTAGGGTAGTTGTTCCATCAATCGAAGAAACAATTTCTACTCCAGCACCGGGTGTAACAGTTACCTCGGCAGCATTCAATCGTCTAACCAGTGTAATAACATCACCCAGCTCAAACACTCCAGCATTTAGAGTCCAAACAATACCCGTTGGTATTGGAGAACCAACCGCAGAGCTGAATACCGCGTTACCAGCATCTGATTCTACAAAGTTGCCAGACGTGTTTCGTGGAATAGGTGTTACACCAAAATATCCAACGTTAGCTGTTCTACGATCCTTGTTTACCCAATTTGATACTGTGGAATCGAACTGAAGAAAATCACCATCTGCTATTGGAGAACCAAATTCACCAGAAATAACATCACTGTTTCGCCACATCTGGGGGGAGCCAGTAAACACAAGAGCTTGTGACGCTGAGACGTTGGTTAGTTCTACATTACCAAGGTCCTCAAGAAGCGCAAAACGGTTTCGCCATAGCTGAGGTGATCCGGCAAATTGAAGAACTTGATTTTGCTCTGGATTATAGATCGTTACATCGCCAATTGTATTAATTGATTCAGGATTTAATCCACGCGGACCAACTTTACCAAGGCCTTGCATGAATATAATTTGCTTCTCATTAAGAACTCGAGCAACAGGCGGTTTGCTAACTGGATACAGGGAAGGAGTGGTAATATTTGGATCAGATGCAGTTAGATTTCCGTTGCTTAGAATGAAAAGCTCTTGTCCAACAGTTGTCCAATTCCACGCTTCGTTTGTAATCGTTCCCTGAAGAACAACAGTTACAACTTCGCTAATTGAGACATCATCGACAATCATTCCAATAGTTGTTGAGGTTGTGTCGTTATATCCAGCTGGTGAAATTACCCCGAAAGCAGAATATTTAACAACATCATATGCTGCCATATTGCTAGCTGCTCGAGCAGTTACTACGTCGGACTCCAATCGAATGTTTGTGATCGCTTGATTACCACCAACTAAAAATTCTGTTTCAGTGGTTGCAAAAATAAAGTTGCGGGCAAAAGGATTTACCGATGTTGGGGAGAATGTACTTGGTGTGCTAATAATAACAGGCAATCCCTGAGCATATAGAATTTGACCTGCGTATGTTGTTTGATTAACACCAACCTGAGAACCTGCAAACGGTTTAGATGCGTTGCTTCCCATTGGTGATATTGTCGTCCCCACGATGCGGGCAGCGAATACACGAATCTTTTCTAGGAAACGAGTACCATCGTATACTTTCGTTGCGTTTGTGGTCGTGTCAAACCAATGCTGATCTGTTACAAGAATACCTGGCTGTGCTGGACCTGAAGTTGGTTGGACTTCTGTGAAACCATAAGAGACAACGCCGGTTTGCGGGTTGATGTCCCAATATAGCCACGCCTCTGTTCCTGGTAGGCCCGACCAAGCAGCAGTTACAGGATTATTTTCGACATATAGGTAATCAGCTGTTCGTTGAGCGAATGCAACCGTTGTAACACCTGTTCCGGTTAATATATTAACAGTTGCTGATGTTGGGGCTTGTAGGAAGGCCTGACCACCAGTAGACTCTGGATAGCTTACAATACCTTGTCTGAAACTTATCTTCATTTGTTTTTATTCTCCAATTTCGTATTTATCAACGTTTCAACAATCTAGAGTTTCTAAGTGTAAGAACTAGCTTCATTACGTGTTTGCATACACCCGGCGATCTGGTTGGATTTACTGGAGGATATGTATTTGTCTTACGAACGTACGGTTTTGGCTTCGGTCCATATAGGTCGTCATTACTGAAATCCCAAGGAGCAAATCTATGATAAAAGTCAAGACAATCACAGCGAACACGAACTATGTTTTGGCTGAGATCTATTGGCTGCATGAAATAGTCTTTCCCGTCAGTTGCCTTAATTGACACATTTTGAGGAGAATCTTCTTCCTCGTACTCAATTTCATTGAAGAACAACATTGGTTTGTAGTAGACGTTATTGTACGTGCCGCTTTTCGCTTGACCACGTACAAGTAGGTTGCGAGTGCCAATATACGGAGTGAACTGCGTCTGCGCGATTTGAATAGGGTGTACTACGTGCTGTCGCTTCCTGGTCTTAGGGAAGGCAGTGATTGTTTTGCGCTCTAATTCCTGATAGGCTGAGCGCTCTTCTAATTGTTCTTCCTCAACAAGGGCCTGCAGAATCCGCGGGCCTCGAATAATAAGAAATTTTGATGTGTCCATTCACGTATTTATGGCGTGAATGAATACCTCTTACAGATTGCCGTCGTGAACAATTACGTCGTCAAAATCACCGTACATTGGCAATTGCATGCGGTTATACATGCCATCGACAACGTTGAGAGGAACGAACTTATCTCGTGAGCTCTGGCGAGCTCGAACAGTTTTGAGGTCAACAGGGAACAATACGGCCACTATTTTGAACTGACGAGCGTGGGCAGGAGCCACCCAACGATTACGGGACTTCGCAACCGTGTTAGTGTTGTCAAGAACTATTGTGTCGTACTGACGAAGGACTTCGATGTAAAACTTGTCTACTTTCGCACCAAACGATTTATCCATAGTGGATGCAATAAATGCTTCGTCGTATGAACCACTATACCAGCTAAGGCGAAGGTCGTCCATGCTAACGATAACTGCGTCAGGATGACTGTTAAGTAGTGTCTTACGATATGTGGACTTGCCACAAGCCGGAGCGCCGACCAACATAAAGACGGTTTTTTCGGAACATTGGACATCACGCTGCTCGGCTTCGTTCCGTCGAGCAACGTGGTCCGCTATCCAAACTGAGCACTCTTCCAACCGTTGATGTGAATCATCACTCATGCGGCCGGTCTGATCAGCCATCAACATATCCGTCCAAGCACTCGAATGACCAAGTGTCTTAAATGCAGTAGTTGCAAATGCATTCAACTTTGCGTCTTTCTTCGTGGCCCAAGGCACATGATGTTCGATCATCCAACCGATCGTGTAAATGTCTTTTGTTTCAAGACCAAGCTCTGTGTTGAGAAAGTTCCAATTCTTAACAGCCCAGTTTTCCCACATGCGAGCAGATACTTGCTCGTGGCCATGAAACGCATTGTAGTTACCACGTTCCGGCTTGAACTTAACAACAAGCGCTGGTGGCTTGCCGACGTCGTGGAATGCGCAGCCTATGGCACCACGTACGTCAAATGGGGTTGAGGTGGCAAGGTATTGACTAACAACCATGTCCGTGTGAACGCCTACATTGCGTTCACGATGCCACGGGCTATCTTCAACAGTACTTACCATTGCCACGTAAAGTGGGTCAAGTTGGAACTCGTTGTAGTACCAATGGATAAATTTTTGGCGTATATCAGTCATACAGGTTATTATACAGAGTTTGACCCCAAGGTCAACGGTTAAACACCGCGAATCGTGTGGGTTACATGAAAGACATTGGCATAGGACCGTCATCATCTTCCACATAATCGGAATCTGACCACGTTTCGTCTTCAACGTAATGCAGCTTATCAAACGCGGTCTGTTCGAAGGAGCCGATCTCTAACAGCAGTCTCATTACGATTAGACACGCCGCAATACAGTCGTCTGTGCTACCTGTTCGAGCAGCATACGCTCCGGCTTTTCGAGTGTATTCTTTTAGTTCTCTTAACAACAACTGAGAAACAAATTTGAATGTATTTTTCTCAATCATTTCTTTCAAGTTCAAACAAGCTCTCATCTTTGATTTGCCTGTTGTTGTCATACCATAGCGGCCTTTGCCTTGTTCCGAAACGAACTCAGAATATTCGGGTGGGCGCTCGTCTGCTTCGAACAAAGCAATGATACCTTCACCGACACCATTGTTCTCAACGGAGAAGTAAACATTCGAGCCGGTGGATTCGAGATATTTGAGAATATTCTTTAATACAATATATGCTTCTGCGGACGACATCGTATTTGATCTAAATTCTGCTACCTGTTCCATCGCCGGAAATTCAAATACCTCGATTACCGTAAAATCATTACCACTACCGGTTGATGGATCCATACCAACAAGGTATGTTTTGTTTGGTTCTGGTTTGCGCCAAAATGTCACTTCTCTCATTTTAAATTCTGGTGAAATGTCTTTAATTGCTTTCGTCAGATTAATCAAAACGAGCGAATCGATAAGCAGTGCTTCTGAGGAAAGGAATTCACACTCATACTCTTGCTGCCAACGACGTTGTCCAATCTTAGCGATCTGTTCTTCTTTGAACTTCTCGTCACGACCTGGTGGCTCATCCCACTTGACTTCAATAGGATAAAACCCATTTACACCAACCTGAGCACCGCGCCAGATTTGGGCGAAGATATTGATGTCACCGTTAGGTGTGGAGGACATGATGCAGTCACCACCCGTAGCCAACGTAGGCGTGATAGCAGTCCAAAACTCATCAGCAATGTTTGGTGGAACGAACGCAAACTCATCAAGATACAATAGTGAAATAGATGCGCCTCGTCCGGAATTGTTGGAGGTTGCTTCGGAGATGATTCTTGATCCATTCGCAAACTTCAAGCGGTGAGCGTTCCACCCATCGTCCGTTACACCAGATTTAAGCCAATCGGGAATATGCATATACGCATATTGAATACGTGAAATCATTTCCATCGCACCGGTGTTTTTGTTGGAAGCGATTAGAATTGACTTGTCTTCGTGAAACATAGCAAACCACAAAAGATACATTGACGACACGGTTGACTTACCTGTTTGACGAGCACTAAGAACAACAACGTTCGTCTTTTCGTGATACGAACGGATCATATCAATCTGATAATCGAACAGGTCGAAGTCTATCGCACCTCTTACGGGATGCTGAATGCGACAGTAGTTTTGAATAAAATAAACAGGGTCCAGCCTACACTTATCTAATTCCTCAATAAGATTGAGTTCATATTCGTTTTGTGTACCCGCATTCTTAATTAAAGGGTTTTTTCCTCGTGCCATATCAAATATTTAGGTCCGAAAAAAATAGGGTTACGTGTCGTCTTGAGCTTCGTAATCGCCTTCAATTGTGTTGATATCTGCTATCGCATCAACTGACTTGCCTGCACGAAGCGCTTTCATTATGTCTTCACGGTCTGCAAGTATAACATTATTGTTAGTAGTTTTGCCCGTCTCTCTTACAACAATCTTATCTTTATGTTGTTTGAGGTTTGATTTACTTTGAACGGCTTCAAGGGCTGTTTTAAGAAACACGGCGGCAACTTCAGCGTTACGTGCTCTATATTTTGGGTCTATAATTTCACCGTCTTCTTGTTGATTTTCAAATGCTTCTAACGACATATCATATATGTCTTGTAGTTGTGATTCAATCTCGTTATCTTTCTCGTCAAACGATACGTGTGGAACTAGGTCTGTTTTCCTTTCTGTATAGGTAACAACAGTCGTATTTTCCTCGAGATTAAACACATCCTCAAGGGGATGTGCAATTTCCTTCTCATTGTCAGTATAATTCGTGCTCATAGAGATATTTATTCATTTTTTTAGAGGGTACCCTCAAGTTGTGCGTTCTGCGCGTGTATACGGCTCTGGAAGGTAGTCCTTCCGTGAACTACGATCGCTAGGTCTTAAACATCTGTTTTTCGGTTAGAATTCGAAATTTAATACCACGTTGCTTACAAAATTCTGTGGCGGCCTGCCACTTTGCTATATTAATTGCATATGTGATTTGTTCGTAGGCATTCTGCTTTCGTTTTAGATTTGGGTTAACTTGATTACTTGGTTTGACTTCAAGAACCTCTTGCACAATTTTTCCCTCACGATCCTTATACTCAATCCAATAGTCAGGAAAATATCGATGAACTTTCTTGTCTGTTGGTTTCAAATACGGAATAAAAAACTCTTCCGAGGACCAACGCAAAATGTTAGGATTATTATCGAGGAACTGATTCATCGAGAGTTCCCACGAACTTCTGTATACCACGTTTTTAGCATTACCGACATACTTGTCGGGATTGCGGATTTCATATAGTCCTTGTCTGAACTTAGCCATACTAAGCGTTCAGAACTTGACCTACTAATGCCTCTGGATCAAGACTCGTTGTTATCGCGGTGCGGGGATTTGTATCGTCAGGAGATGTTAAAGTAGGTTCATCACCACCAAACCGAGGAGCGATTGGATACAACCCGACGCTTGTAGCAGGTTGTAGATTTGTAAATTCTCGAATGTCTTGACCCGGCATGATGTTAAGTCCATCATAGTTAAATTCAACAGCGATCTCTGATCCGGTTGAGCCTTCGGCCATATCTAAGTCATCAAGTGTCATTGTATGGAGTCGGGGATTATCAAAACGATAAACATCCACCTGACGCCCGGCATTTACTATGTGGTAGAGATTTACATAATCGATAATTGTTTTTGTTGTATCGCCAACAGCATTTATCGAAGCAGAGTTAACTCCACCGCCCTGATCAAACGTCATGCCGGATTCTTCAAACAAGTTTGATGTACCGTCACCAACCGACCGAGAAATTGGACTTATGATTTGCATGTATCTGGTGTAAAATCTTAACACGTTATCAGTCAGGTCGTCGTAAAATGTCATCGTCATTGGTTGGTATTCAGATTTTTTCAATACCTTTGTACGGAAGTTGTAATAATTAACATCCTCATATTCAAATGTCATGTTGGGCCGAGTCGTGCGCTTAATAACAAACGCAAAGTCTTTTACGCCCTGAGCAGTAAACTGGGCTTGGTATTCAGCTGTAAATACAAACTCCACCACAAACAAAAATTTATGTTTCGGTGCCAAGTTTATTAAATCAACAGCGTACGGAGATGGGGGACAACCACCAGGAGGTTCTTTTGCTGTTGGTGCTTGACTGCTAGGTGTAAAGACACCTTTTATAAGTTGACCAAGATTTCCAAAGTCTTGAATCGCCTCGGGAACGTCTCGAATTTCAAAATTGCCTTGACGGACACGGTCATAAATCTGCTCTGCCTGCCCAACAGCTCTGTTTAATACACCAGGATTAAACCTCTGACCCAAAGATCTCGCAGCGTTTGGGTCAATTCCAACAGTTCCCAACACCGCGTTTGCCCCGTTTTCGATTGAAGTAGAAGCACTTGACCAAATG